GGTTTATAATTTACAATAAACCTTGATATTTATATATAAAAATAAAATATGAGCTCAGTTAAAAATATATTGGATAGTTACCTTGGTAAGAATACAAGGGTATCCGAAAAAGATTTAGGTAATGGTTCAAAACAAGTTTGTGATTTGGACAGCGGAGAATGCTACACTGTAAGAATGAAAGACGGTCTTATCGAAAGAGTAGATAATACAATGAATCAATCAAAAAAGATTCAAGTAGAAACCGCATCAGGAATAAAACAATTATTGAATGGATAAAAAAATGAGAGTAGATGAAAAAATTTTAGAAGAACTTAGACGATATAATCAGATTAATTCGTATATAAATGAACAAGATGCGTTAGATGTCCCACCTCCTGCAGATGCCCCTCCGTCAGACCCTTTAGCGGCCGCAGACCCCGCAGCGGCAGGTGCAACACCACCTCCTGGTGGTGCGGCGCCAACACCTCCGGCCCCTCCCGCAGAACCTACACCAATTGACCCAGCAACAGACCCCGATGTTGAAAAAATAGGACCTGAAGGAAATACTGAAGAAGAAGGTGAGGGAACAGAAGAAATGGATATAACTGATTTGGTAACATCACAACAAAATATTGAATCAAAACAAGAGGAATATTTTAATAACCTTTTTGGGCAGTTGGAAACCCTACAAAGTAAGTTGGGTGAGATGGATAAATTAGTTTCCAAAATTGATTCGTTAGAAGCGAAAGTTGAAAAATACAGACCAAAATCGGCTCAAGAAAAACTCGAACTTAGAAGTTTAGATTCAGGACCTTACAATCAAAAACTTTCAGATTTCTTCGTAGATAAAGAAGAAGAAATGGAAAAATCAGGAAAAAATGAATATATTTTAACAACCGATGAAGTTAAAGATTTTTCACCATCAGAAGTTAGAGATAGTTTCAGAGATTTTCCTGGTAACGCAAAACCAATCGAAGTTAAGTAAATATGGAGTTGTATAAAGTTTCTGACCAAAAATTAAAGGGTGTAAATAAGTTTCTATCTTTTTATTTTGAAAGAAAGGTTAATCACAAATATCACGAAGACTATCCTAATTTTGTGTTTTTTACTGACTACAACGACAATTTGATTATGGTTTATGATGGTAATACCAAAAAAGCTTACGTCGATATCAAATTATCCTATGACTATGGAAGTCAACTAAATTTACATCCAAATGACTTTTATGCGATAGAAAGAAAGTGGATTAAAGATAATTTTATCGAGCCTATAAAAGAAATTACACCACTTAGTGTACAAAAACATATGGAATGGTCGAAGTTATTTAAGGGTGAGTAATCACCCTTTTTTATTTGACAACCACTTTAAAACACTTATATTTCTAAAACAATTTAACAATCTAATATATAATTTATGGCGACAAATGCAATGGATGCTGTTTTGGCTCAGTATGAAAAACAACAAAAGTCAAGTACGTCTTCTGGCTCAAAGATGAGTCAAGACGAGAGAATGAAAAAATACTTTGCAGCCGTTCTCGGCGACAAAGAAAGTCAAGGGACAAAACGTCTTCGTATCCTTCCAACAAGTGACGGAAGTTCACCGTTCAAGGAGGTATGGTATCACGAAGTACAAGTAGACGGAAAATGGGTAAAACTTTATGACCCAGGTAAAAACGACAATGAACGTTCACCACTTAATGAACTATTCGAAGAATTGATGTCAACAGGTAAAGAGTCTGACAAGAAACTCGCAGGAAACTACCGTTCTCGTTTATTTTATATTGTAAAAGTAGTTGACCGTGACGCAGAACAAGACGGACCAAAGTTTTGGAGATTCAAACACAACTACAAAAAAGAAGGTATCTTGGACAAAATTATCCCAATTTGGAGAGCAAAAGGTGATATCACTGATTCAGAAAAAGGTCGTGACCTCTTATTGGAACTTACCAAAACAAAGGCAAACAACGGTAAACCTTATACCGTAATTCAGGCGGTTATGTATGATGACCCCCAACCATTACACGAAGATGTCGACACTCAAAAAACTTGGTTAAGTGACGAACTCACTTGGGCTGACGTGTATTCAAAAAAACCTGTTGAGTATTTAGAGGCAATCGCTCGAGGAGAAACTCCACATTGGGACTCAGATGCAGGGAAATACGTTTACGGTGACTCATCCGTAGGTACAACATCTGTAGGTGGTTCTACTCCTTCAGTTGAAGACCCACAACTAATGGAAGCTCCTGACGAGGACTTACCTTTCTAATCAAACAAAATCATAGGATGGACATTTACTTGGACAAAGTGTCCATCCTTTATTATATTTAATTAATTTAACTTAATATCATGGACAAAATCAGACAAAAAATGTACGAGGCCCTTAAAAAGAAATATGAGGGCGAAATGTTGGATGCCGAATCATCATTACTTGTTTATTTCACAAACCCTGTTGGTATCGGAGAACATCCACAACATATTGAAGAAATGGACAAGTTAATTGAGAAACGAGCAAACGCACAAGACAAACTCGAAAACTTGGAACAATTCTACAAATACGAAATTTAATATGGCCTTAAAGAAACAAGATTTTAAATCAATAAAGACAAAGTTTTCAACGTCGGCAAAATATAAACCACAAAGATTCTTTGACTTAGGTCCTGATTTTTTGGACGCAGTTGGTTTACCTGGTCCCGCAATTGGACACATTAATATGTTTTTGGGCCACTCAGACACAGGTAAGACAACCGCACTTGTAAAGACGGCTGTTGATGCTCAGAAAAAACAAACTTTACCTGTATTCATTATTACTGAACAAAAATGGTCATTTGACCACGCAAAGATGATGGGTTTTGAATGCGATGAGGTTGTTGATGAGTCAACAGGGGAAATGGATTGGGATGGGTTCTTTTTATTTAACAACTCATTTCAATATATTGAACAAATTACCGATTATATTAATGAACTATTAGATACTCAAGAAAAAGGTGAATTAGATTATTCATTGTGTTTTTTGTGGGACTCAGTTGGTTCAGTTCCTTGTAAGATGACTTACGAAGGCAAGGGTGGAAAACAACATAATGCAGCGGTTCTTGCCGATAAAATCGGTATGGGTATCAACCAAAGAATTTCAGGCTCACGTAGAGCAGATAGTAAATACGAGAACACTTTGATTATCGTTAATCAGCCTTGGGTTGAATTACCTGATAATCCATTTGGTCAACCGAAGATTAAGGCAAAGGGTGGTGAGGCGATTTGGTTGAACTCATCTTTGGTATTCTTGTTTGGTAATCAAAAAGGTGCTGGTACAACAAAGATTTCAGCAACCAAAGACAAACGTTCAGTTAAGTTTGCAACAAGAAGCAAGATTTCCGTTATCAAAAACCACATCAACGGATTGGGTTATGAAGATGGTAAGATTATAGTTACACCACACGGTTTTTTGGCGGCAAAAGAACCAGCAGAAGAAAAAGCATCGGTTGAAAAATACAAAAAGGAATACTCAGAATATTGGAAAGATATTTTGGGGACTGATTTTAACGATGTGAAGTTTACAGAAGAACAGGATGTTTAATTAAAAAAATAACAAAGTGACAAAAACACTTTTAGTTGATGGTAATAACCTTTTGAAAATTGGGTTTTACGGGGTAAAGGAGTATTATCATAAAGGTGAACATATCGGAGGTATTTATCATTTTTTAAATACCCTCCGAAGGTTCATTGAAGAACAAAACTTTGATAAGGTAGTTGTATTTTGGGACGGTGACTCAAACTCATCGGCACGAAAACTCATATACCCCAAGTATAAGGAAAACAGGACCTCAACCGAGACGGACCAAAAGAAGGAATCATTTTACAAACAAAAAGAACGAATCAAACAATATTTGGAAGAGATGTTTGTAAGACAGGTTGAAGTAAATAACAACGAGTCCGATGATTTGATTGCATATTATTGTCACATATCGGAAGATGAACAAAAAACAATTTTTTCATCAGATAGGGATTTAACACAACTAATTTCTGAAAAGGTTTCTGTATATTCACCCCAACAAAAAAGAACGTATAAGATGGGTGATATGATTAAAAATAAGGACTTGGAGTTTCCCCATTATAATATCAAAACAACCAAAATAGTTTGCGGTGATACGTCAGACAATATCGATGGTATTCGTTTGATGGGAGAAAAAACTTTGGTGAAATTATTTCCCGAGATACTTGAAAATCCCATCACCTTTAGTGATATTTTGTCAAAAGCAGAACAACTCCTCAAAGAGGACAAAGAAAACACGGCTCTTAAAAATCTACTCACAGGTAAAACAAAAGACGGAATTTATGGTGAAGAATTTTTTGTGATTAATCAAAAGATAATTGATTTGTCTGAACCACTTATCACAGACCAAGGTAAAACTATT